ACTGTCGGGTGGGTTGGGTAGACGTGTATGACTACTCGGATCGAGATGAGGAAGTGGAACTATGAGGAAACGAGGCGGCACAATACGGGTGGTTTGGGGACACGGTTGAGTTGGTTCGTTGTGTTGAGGAACCATCCACTCGGTGGGTGGAGGTAGAGGAGGACAACTGATGGCGGACATTGTGATTGAGGGAGGGAAGGTCTGCGGGCTGTGCATGGGCCGGCTCGGCGACCAGAGGGCTAGGACCGCGGCGCAGCATCGACGGACAGGCACCTTCCATGGGTTGCCTAGTTGGTCTGAGGTGGGGTCGGTGTGCGGAATCTCCCCGGCAGATCTCGGGCCTCGTGTGAAGATCAGGAGAGCGAGGACTATCAGTGAGTGAGCCGAGCGTACGGAACAGCACAAGCGAAGCACCGCCCACCAGACACACCGAACGACCCTCACAGTAGACCCAGGCTGATCACACCGACCCCGTACAATCCACCCCCTATGGGACGCACCCCCAAACTCCTCCAGAACCGCGACATCACACGCCGAGTCGCCACCGCCCTCGAACGCGGCTACTACCAAGAACAAGCAGCCCAACTCGCCGGCATCACCCCCAAGACCTTCCACAACTACCTCACCCGCGGCCGCGAAGCCCTCCCCAAAGACCCCGACGGCGAACCACTCCCCATCGAACTCGACACCAACGGCGACCCCATCCTCCCCGACACCCTCACCAAGAAGGAAGAAGCCTACGTCCTGTTCCTACTTGCGGTTACACGCGCGCGTCTGTCGGTGGAGGGCGAGTACCTGGACGCGTTGCGGCGGGCGGCGTTCGGCGGTGAGCTAGTCCGTGAGACGGTCACTGAGCGGAAGCTGCGCGACGGTGAGTCGGAGGTCAAGACGTTGCGGGAGTGGTCGCGGCCTGACGTGAAGGCGATCACGTGGTTCTTGGAGCGTTCGTTCCGGGCCCGGTGGTCGGGTGGTCAGCGGATGGTGTTGACGCTCGAGGTGATCGATGAGGCTATCGCGCAGGCGGAGAGGGATGTGGGTCAGGGTCCGCCTATGATCGGAGGATGAGAGTGGAGTCAACGTCGAAGCGTTGCGGCTCATGCACGTCGCGTCTGATGCTGCGTGTGAACGGCGTGACGGTCTGCGGGTGGTGCGATCAGGTCGTGTCGTTGCCGTGGGCTCAGCATCCGTCGATCGCCGGGGTGTTGCGTCAGCTACTGAGCGACGTCCGATGATCCGGCCACTCGCGGTGGGCTTGTTCGTCGCCGCCGCGGTGCTCGGGTCTGCTGCGCTGCCGGTCCTGGCGGCGTTGTCAGTCGCCGCGGTACTCTCCTGACTTTATGAGATCCGATAAGGGCGTCCTGTTCGTCGCGTTGCTGCTGTTGTTGTCGTTGCTGCCGTCCCCGCCGGCCGTGGCAGTCGATGATCCGCTGGCGGACTGGTCCGCGCCGCAACGTGCCTGCCTCCGTATCCGAGTACTGGAGCTCACCCAACCCGACAAGCATCTGGAACGGGTCGTCGACCTATGCGACCCGGTGGCCGAAGCCGCCTACAGCGTGTGGACCGGGCAGCTGGTCCGCAACGTCGACCTACCGGCATGGGACTTCGACACCTACACCCTCGATGTGCTTCACATGCTCTACGTGGTGTCCGGCGAATCCGGCGGTGACCCGCTCGCGAACTCCCGGAACTGGGGCTGCGCTCGGGATGAACGGCTCCGACCTACCGTGAACGGTCACCCGGACTTCGTCTGCCCGTTCTTCGGTGGCCGCGTCCCGACCGGTTACGTGTCGCACATGAGCCACCTGGTCGAGGCCCGTTCCCAGCGGATCCTCGGGTACCTGATCGACCCGTTCGACCTCTACCAGTCGACGAAGCTCGCCATGGCGCTCGTCTACGAGAAGGGCGGCAACGGCTGGTACCACTGGTGGAGCATCCACTACGGCCTGAACCGGTATCTGGCGCGCCATGGGATCCGTCAGGTGTGGCACTGCCCACCGGCCGCGTATTGGGCTGACGTACAGGCCGGGTCCGGGGTCGCCGCCCGGCGGGCCTGCACATGAACTTCCGGTCAGCCACCCCACGCCGGTATGCTGTGCGGGTCGAACCGTCGAGGCAGTTCATGGGCCTCCCCCTTGCCCGTCCCGGTCGCTGCGGGTGACGGTGAGACAGCGACCATGATGGGGTGGAGCAGCTGGTAGCTCGGCGGTCTCATAAGCCGCAGGTCGCAGGTTCGAGTCCTGCCCCCGTCACGATAAGAAGCGACGTGACCTAAAGGAGGAGCAGACGATGACTGACCAGCCCGAACTCGACGGCATGCCCGAACGCCTGATGAAGGGAACCGTCTCCGGCAGCTTCCTCATCCTCGACGACGAGGTCGCCGCCACACTCGCCCTCGAGGACGTAGTCGAGATACAGGCCAGGTTCATCGTGACCAAGGCCGGCACCGAACTCCGCGACGGGTCACCGGCCCCGTTCGTGTCACTGAAACTCGACGAGACAGCGATCGAGCCCGGTGTCAGGAAGGTCGAGTGAACCGCTCAGCGCAGCGGGCCCACGCCCTCGTACGCGACAGGCACTGCGTCTGGCCTGAATGCCCCACCCCCACCGAACGCGTCGAGCTCATGCAGCGCAGGAGTGTCAAGGCTTGCTATTGTCTGGGGATGAGGGCGTGTGACATCGATGACTGTCGGAACCCCCACTACGGACGAGGGTGGTGCTCCAAGCACTACAAGCGGTGGAAGAAGACAGGCGACCCGGCAACGACTCTGTGGGAGACAAGGTCGACTGATCGATTCTGGGCCAAGGTGAAGAGAGGCGAAGGGTGTTGGGAGTGGACGGCATACAAGGACCCGCTCGGGTATGGCAGGCTGACTGTCAATCGCGAATCGTGGCTTGCTCATCGCCGATCCTGGGTTCTGTCTGGTCGCACCTTCCCTCAGGACAGGCCGATGCTGGACCACCTCTGCCGGAATCCGTCTTGTGTTCGCCCTGACCACCTTGAGCCAGTCACTATGCAGGAGAACATCAAGCGCGGACGACCGAGCAGCGCAGACCTTCGGCGTGCCGCCACTCACTGCAAGCACGGTCACCCTTTCTCAGGGGAGAACACGTACCGCAGCCCGACCACTGGGCTCCGGTCATGTCGAACGTGCCGTAGGAGGTGGCGCAGTGAGTGGCAGCAGCGACAGGCGGACCCGACGGGCTGAACTGCGTGAGCAGGTGCAGCAGAGATCATACGGGCGATGTGAATGGCCCCAATGCTCCGAGTCCGGAGGAGAACTAGCGCATGCGCATTCGATCGGCGTCGGCGGCCGGGCATCAGCCGACACGCTCGATAACGTCGCCTGGCTCTGCCACATGCACGCCCGTTTCTCCGACGGTGAGTACGCCGACTACGGCTCAGACGCCTACCACACAGCACACAGGGCGCTGCTCGGCGCCAGATACGACACGATGCCCGCACATTTCGTCGCCTACGAACGCGCCGAGGCCCTCACAGCGTTGCTCCGCGACCGGACAGCGGGTAGGCTGCCGCTGTGACCCTCCGCGGTCACGTCGCACAGGCGCTACGACCCCCGGCTCGCCTTTCGGGCTTCCGGGGTGAGCGCCGACCCTGCTACAATCCTCCCCACACATACCCCTCTGCTAGGGGCGGTAGTGGAAGGCGACCGGCCCTCACCCACCTGCCCAACCGGACCAACGCCCGGCATGGACCGTGGGGAGGGCCGAGTCGCGACTCGGGGGCCCCGAATCGTGTACTGTGACCGGCGGGTGGTCTCCTCCCCACCGCAAGGCGGACAGGTCCCCCAGAGGCTTTCATAGTTCGGGTCTGGGGGACCATCCGCTTTCTCTGGTACGATCGGGTCCTGTGCGTAACTACCTGACGTGCCCTCTCTGCGACAAAGGGATCCCGAACGCTGCAACGCTCCGAGCTCACGGACGTGCCGCCCACGACCTGACCCCAACCGAGTTCAACCGGATCCGCAAACACGGCAACCGACGCCACGCGTACCTCGAGATCCTCGCCGAACGGGCCGCCGCCCGGCAGTTCAAGCGTGCGAAACCGTCCCGGAGCCGTATGAGCCGCATCAGACGGTGGAACCGATGATCGGCCGCGACCCCGAAGACGGCGCACCCGACGCCAACGACCTCCCGGTCACCGAATCACGACTCGCGGCGGCTGTCCCCCTCGTCCTGTCATTGACTGAGATCACCGCCGACGACTTCCCGCAGGTCCAAGGCGCCGCCCTCGGGATACTCGCCGACGCCTGCGAAGTTCCTTGGCAGGAGATTCAGGACGCGGTGCTTCATCGGATGATGCCTGTCGGGTTCACTATGAAAGCCCTGCAGCTGATGGCCTTGCTCGCGTATCGGGCGGGGGCGTTCGCTCTCGTCGCCCGCGCCGAAGCAGGAGGCGACCCGCCACGAGTCGACGAGGATGGCCGGCTCGACCCCGCTGAGATCGTCGCCTACCTCCGCGAGATCGCCGAACCGTGACCCACTACCCTTGACGTCAACCGAAGGAGCAACCGATGGCCGAGGTAGCCGCAGAGAAGATCATCCCCGGAGGACTCACCCCCTCCTACACCGCCGCCGCATCATCGCAGACGGTCCGTGCCGGCAACGACCGGTTCCTGCACGTCAAGAACGGCGACGGCTCCGACCACACGATCACCCTCGAGACCCCCGCCACTGACGCTCACGGCAACGCTGTCGCGGACCTGGTGGTCAACGTCCCCGCCGGCTCAGAGGAGATGATCGGCCCACTCGACCCGAACATCTACGGCCAAGGCGGCACCGACCAGATCACGATCACGTGGTCGGCGACGACGTCGATGACGTTCGCTTGCCTGATCCTCAGCCGATGACCCACTGCGCCTGCGGTCACTGCTCCAAGCAGCGTCTCCGCACCCAGATAGCGGAGGAGACGGACCCGGAGAAGCGTGCAGCGATGGAAGCCACCGAATCCACGGTCGACATACGGGAGTCCGAGTCGGGTCTTGTGGTGGTGACAGAAGCCGACGACCCGATGTCCGGCCAGTACCTGTGACCGTCGCCACATCAATACCTGACGCCGTCGCCGAGTCCGTCGCCACCACCACGCTCGTGGACTTTGTCAAGACAGATGGGCTGCTACTCGGACTCACCGGTCCCGCCGGGTCCGGCAAGGACTACGTGTATCAGCGGCTCTCCGCAATGTTCCCCCACCAGGTCGAACGAGTAGCGCTCGCCGACGCTGTCCGAGCCGAGATCGAACACGAGCTCGGCACACGGATCGACGTGCTGTACGAGAAGCCGACCGGCCGTACGGTCCGCCGTCTGCTGCAGTGGTGGGGCACCGACTTCCGACGCGCCGAAAACCCTGAGCATTGGGTCGATCTGACAGCGCCGCTCATCCGCCTGGCGTGGCGGCAAGGATTCAGCCTCGTCTGCGTCACCGACGTCCGGTTCCACAACGAAGCCGACATGATCCACGACCTCGGCGGTAAGGTCGCCGCAGTCAACGCCAGAGACGCAGTCCGGGCAGAACGTCTCGGCGAACTCCCCCCACCACATCAGTCGGAGGACATCGACTACGAACCCGACCTGTGGATCGACAACCCCGGCCCGGTAGCGGCAGACCAGGCGACCCTCAAGTACCTGGCACCGCTCGGCGCGAACCCGGCCTGCGTGAAATGCCGCGGACTCAGACCGCACCCGTGGCATGATGACGGCACCCCATTCCCACCCCACGACGACTACCCGAACCCAGCACCGCAAATCTGAGCTACCGGAGGAGACACAGAGATGCCACTCGACGAGTTCGAGGAACGCGGACACAAACCCAAACGTGTCCAGATCCGCCCCCTGCTCCGTGAGGACCCCGACACGACGGAGCTGATCGGCCGGGCCGTCGACGAGGACTACTCGTGGCCGTCGATCGCGGCGGTCACCACCGACATCTGGCATGAGAACGAGACGATCCCCCAGTCAGCGGTCCTCGACCCGATGGCGTTACGTGAAGCCTGGTACGCGGTGACCGGCCGTAACCCGAAGTACCCCAACAGGGCATCCAACAGTGGATGACAAGGCACGGGCCCGTCTCGACGCCGCCGAAGCAGAAGCCGACGCATCGAAGCTCTCTCAGCAGCTCGCTGACGCCCGCCGACAGCTGAAGACCGCACGACGCGACCTCCGGCACGAGCAGAAGGTCCGCCAGGAGCTGGAGAAGAAGCTCGACATCGTCTCCCAGATCGAACACGCCATCCCTGACCCTCCCGAATGGCTCGCCCCTGAACCAGCCGGGAACCACGCGGGGACGCCGCTGCTGCTGATGGGCGATAACCACTTCGACGAAGTAGTCACCCCGTCTGAGATCCTGAACCTCAACGCCTACGACCGGAGGATCGCTGAGCAGCGGCTACGACGCACCTTCGAGGGCGCGGTGCAGCTACCCCGCGACTACCTCGGGTCGAAGCTCCGCAAAGACGGCATCGTTGTGGCGCACGCCGGGGACCTCATCACCGGAGAGATCCATGATGAGCTCACCGAAACGAACGAGGGGAAACCAACGGAGACGATCGAGTACTTCATGGACCCGATGATCGCCGGGCTCCGTCTCCTGCGCGAGGAGTACGCCAAGGTCCATGTTGTCGCGGTGACCGGGAACCATGACCGCCTGTACCGCAAGAAACGGGCTAAGGGTGACCCGTCGTCGTCGTGGGCGTGGCTGTTCTGGAAGATCATCGCCCGCGAGTTCAAGCGTCATTCCACGGTCACAGTGGAGATCGCAGCCGGTGAGTCCACGATCTTCCCCGTCTACGACACCCGCTTCCTGCTGCATCACGGTGACAGCTTCCAAGGCGGCGGAGGGATCGCCGGTCCGCTCACCCCACTCGCGATCGGCCACTACCGCCGGTCACGGAAGCACGCCGACGCGGTGCGGTACACCGGCGACGGTGATCTGCGGTTCGATATGATCCTGCAGGGGCACATTCATCATCGGAATCATCTACCGGGGATCATCACGACAGGCGCAGCGAAGGGCTACGACGAGTACGCGTCGAAGAAGTCGTTTCCGTTCGAGCCGGCGTCGCAGGAGATGCTGATCGTGACCCCAGAACGAGGAGTCACTTTCGCTGCTCCGGTGTATGTGCAGAACCAAGACGAGGAAGGCTGGTGACTGAGAAGCGATGACGCCGATACCCATGATGCCCCTCCAACAGTTCATCGACGACGGATACCTCCAAGAGGCGAACCGGCGCTTCCTTCATCCACTTGGCCTCGCTTTGGCGATCGACGCCGACGAAGGCACTGTCGACATCTGGAACGCTCAGGACGACCCCGAAGGCTGGGTGTTCGCGGACCTGAGCGACGATGATTCGGCGCGCAAGGCCGAGTCGGTTCGAGTCATTGCTGAGGATTTCGCCCGGACTCGCAGATCGTGCCTCGGTTTCGTTATCCAGCCGATAGGTGACAAGCGACGAGACGAAGGCGCATCGTCTTGACTGCTGCTCCGCTCCGCACGTTGGTCGTCGAGTATCCGTCGTACTCTCTCGACTGGGATTGGTCAGAGTGGAGATGCCGGTTCGATCCGGGCGTCGGCATCGACTACGGCTACGTGCAGGAACAGGTACTCGGCCTCGTGTTCGACAACGAGGACCTTCCCTCCGACCTCGGTGCCCAGGATCTGCACTGGTACGTGATATGACACCCAAACCGACGTTCCGTCTCGGTGTCGGACGCCCCCAACGTGTCCCGGATCGTCGCCTCATCGACGCCCTGCCGCTCACCACTGCTGAGGCTGCCGCGCTGCTCGAGGTGGACCGTTCCACAGCCTGGTACCGGTTGAAGGCGCTCGCCGCGGAAGGGACAGTTGTCGAGTCGACCGGGTATAACGACCGTCCGGGTAAGACGTTCGCCTGGTGGCACCCAGCCGCATGAGCTACGAAGTCATCTGCGCCGACGCCCGCTCGATGCCCCTCGACGACAACACGGTGGACCTAGTGATTACCTCGCCTCCGTATTGGGCGCTCCGCAGCTACCGCGACGGCGGGGAGCATTACGACGGTCAGGTCGGTTCGGAGGACACACCACAGCAGTTCGTTGATGAGCTGGTGGGGATGATCGACTCGGAGTGGCGTCGGGTGCTGAAACCGCCGGGGAGTCTCTGGCTGAATCTGGGGGACAAATATGCCAACGCTGGAACCAGACAGGGGAACACCGGTATCGGTGGTGAACCATCCGACGAAAAGCGACACGATTACCAGCCACTACCGGACGGTGCCCGCCAGAAGTCGCTGCTCGGCCTCCCGTGGCGTGTCGCACTCGCACTCATCGACCGCGGGTGGATACTGCGCGCCGAGGTGATCTGGTCAAAGCCGAACGGCCTGCCGGAGAGCGTGACGGACCGGGTACGCAGGTCGCATGAGCAGTTCTTTCACTTCACCCTGGAGCCGCGGTACTTCTCGGCGGTCGACGAGATACGGGAGCCGCACCAAGACGCCGCCGGGCCGCCAGAAAGGTTCGGCAACCTCGGAGTGGACGGCGGCAATCGTGGGTCGAAGTGGCTTGACGACTCTGGGCAAGGGCAGCGGCCGGAGTTCGGCGGAGAACAAGTGCGGCACCGCGACTACAACCCCCTCGGTCGTGTGCCTGGTTCTGTGTGGACGATCCCTTCCGAACCGCTACTCATCCCCGACGCCGTGAAGGAGCAGTTGGGTCTGGTGGATCATTTCGCTGCCTTCCCGCAGGAGTGGCCGCGCAGGCTGATCCTCGGATGGTCACCGAGCGGTATATGCGAGAGGTGCGGGGAGGGGCTACGGCCCGTTGTTGATGTCGAATACACGAAGGAAGCAGACGGGGCGAACAGCGACGAGTGGCGCATACCAGGACACGGTGAATACGGTCGGGCCCGCCACAAGCAACCTTCCTGGGGTGGCCGTTCGCTAGCGACAATCCTGGGCTACGAATGCGACTGCCCGACACCCGGCACCACCCGCCCCGCCGTGGTCCTCGACCCGTTCGGCGGCACAGGCACAACCGCCGGGGTAGCTCACACCCTCGGACGGCACGGCATCAGTGTCGACCTGTCGGCCGATTACTGCCGGTTGGCGGAGTGGCGCATCGGGCAGTCCGGCCACTTCGCCAAGTCGGAGCAGCGATTCTACGAGGACCGGCAGAAGACGATCCTGTGATGTTCCACGTGAAACATGCTCGTATCCTGAGCACATGAGCAGCACACTGATCCTGGACCGGCTCCGCGCACTCCGCGACCTCCGCGTCCAAGCAGCCGGCCATGTCGACTACGTCAACGACCCAGTCGGCTTCACTAACCGCGTGCTCGGCGAGGAAACATGGTCGAAGCAGAACGAAGTACAGCAGTCAGTCCTCGAGCATCCCCGCACCGCCGTGAAGTCCTGCCACTCCGCCGGCAAGAGCTTCGTCGCTGCACGTCTCGCCGCGTGGTGGCTGTCCGCGCATCAGCCGGGAGAAGCCGGTGTCGTATCCACCGCGCCGTCGTTCCCGCAGGTGCGGGCGATCCTCTGGAAGGAGATCAGCCGCGCCCACAAGAAAGGCGACCTTCCGGGGCGGATCAACCAGACGGAGTGGTTCATCAACGACGAGATCGTCGGCTCCGGCCGCAAACCCGCCGACTGGAACCCCGACGCCTTCCAAGGGTTCCACGCCCGATACGTGCTCGTCATCATCGACGAAGCCTGCGGCGTCCCCAAGACGATCTTCGACGCCGCCGAGTCCCTCGCGTCGAACGAGTACGCCCGGATCCTCGCCATCGGCAACCCCGACGACCCCACGTCGGAGTTCGCGAAGGTCTGCGACCCGGGATCAGGGTGGAACACGATCCGTATCGACGGCTACGAGACCCCGAACTTCACCGACGAACAGATCAGCGAATCGCTGTCGGAGCTGCTGATCTCCCCGGCGTGGGTCGAAGACAAGAAACGACGCTGGGGTGAAGACTCACCGCTGTTCATCAGCAAAGTCCGAGGCGAGTTCCCCGAAGACACCGAGGACAGCCTGATCGCCCCCTCATGGGTCGCCGCCGCCCGCCGCCGTGACCTGACCCCCAAACCCGGCGACCCGTCGGTGCTCGGCTGCGACATCGCCCGCTTCGGCGCCTCCGAAACAGTCCTGATCCTCCGTCACGGCCCCAGAGCCCGCATCCACTCGGCGAAGGGCAAGCAGTCCACGACCCGCACCGCCGGCCTGATAACGAAGGCGATGCGTGACACAGCCGCTGATGTAGCGAACGTGGACGGTGTCGGTGTCGGCGGCGGCGTAGTCGACATGCTCCGCGAGAACGGCATACCGGTGAACGACCTGAACGGCGGCGCAGCACCGCAGGACAAGGAACGGTTCAAGGACGCACGCGCCGAATGGTTCTGGCATCTCCGCGAACGGTTCCGCACCGACTCCATCGACATCGACCCCGACGACGACGAGCTCGCCGCTCAGCTCACATCGATGCGGTGGGACATCGACTCCAAAGGCCGAATCGTGGTCGAGTCGAAGGACGACATGCGTGCTCGAGGTGTCGACTCACCGGACCGCGCTGACGGCCTCGCCTACGCGTTCGCTCCGGATCGTCGCCGCAAGTGGGGAGCTTCCTGATATGCTTCGCCCTGCGGCGCTTGCTGCCGTGACCCGACGCAAGCCACCGGGAGCTATTCGATGAGCCGGTTCACGACCGCGGCCCGCCTCGGTCTCAAAGAGGCACTGTTCCCTCAGAAACGATACGGCTACGCCTGGTTCGCGCCTCCCGGCGGATACGTGGAGGGGATGCTCAGCGAAGTCGGCGACGGCCGCGGGAACTCCGCCGTCGAAGCCGTCCTCGGATACCTCGCCCGCACGTTCCCCGAAGCACCGCTGCGGGTGCATGAAACCAAGGACGCAGCGACCACCCTCGTCGACGACCACCCGGTTCATCGGCTGCTGGACCGCCCGAACCCGGCGATGATCGGCGCTGACCTCGACTACTTCTCCGTCGTGTCACGCCGCGCCGAAGGCAACGCGTACATCTGGAAACGACGCTCCGCCGCCGGCATCGTCGTCGAACTGTGGCCTCTGATGCCGGACCTCGTCACCCCGAAAGGCAACCCACAGTCGGCGGAGATGACCGACCAGTGGATCGACCATTACGAGTACCGGCCCCAAGGCCAACTGATCCGCATCCCCCGCGAAGACATCATCCACCATCGTGAGGGTTTCGATCCCGACGACCCCCGCAGAGGGTACGCCGCGCTCAAGTCGGTGCTCCGTGAGATTCTCGGTGATGAGGCAGCCGGGCAGTTCTCCGTCGCGTTGCTCCGCAACATGGGTATCCCCGGAGTCATCATCTCCCCCAAAGACGGCGAAGGCCCGGCGTCGGATGAGGCCGACGAGATGGAACAGAAGTGGGCTGAGAAGTACGGGCGTAGCGGCAAAGGCACCCCGTATGTGGTGCGTGGCGGCGCCGTCAACGTCGACGTGGTCGGGTTCTCACCGGAGCAGATGAACTTCCGTGACCTCGCACGTCTCCCGGAGGAACGCATCTCCGGCGTTCTCGGTGTCCCCGCGATCCTCGCCGGGCTCGGCGCCGGCCTCGAACGCGCAATCGAATCGAACCTGAAAGGCCTCCGCGAGCACTACACCGAAACGACGTTGGTGCCGGACTGGAAGACCGACGCGGCACGGTGGACTATCGGCCTGCTCCGCGAATACGACGAAGACGAGGACCGTGTCCTCGCCCGCGACCTCCGCGACGTCCGAGCGTTACAGGAGGACCAGAACGCCTTGTATGAGCGGCAGTCGACAATGATCGAAGGAGTGTTCGGCACCCTCGCCGACGCCCGCCGCGCTGTCGGGCTCCCCGTCACCGACGCCCACGAGGTGTTCGTGCTACCCGCCGGCAAGATGCTCGTCACCGAAGACGGCCTGACCGCCGACTTGGACACGTTGCCTCCGGAAGGTGAATCCGATGAGGGCGAAGGCACGTAGCCGCCGCGCAGCAGCCAACGCCAGACGCGACCTCGCCGTCGGTGCCCGCCACATCCGCCGGTTCCGCCGCGCATTCGTCGCTGAGGGCCGCAAAGTCCTCCAACGCACCACCGAAGGCCTCGACCCGCTCGAGGCGGTAGACGCCGGCTCATGGCTCGGCCCTGTCGCAGCCCTATGGGTCGACTCGATCCGCACCGTATGGGATGAGACACTGAATCAGATCGCCTCGGATCTCGAACCGAAAGCCGCTGACCTGCCGGAGCAGAAAGCCGACCAGGTGGAGACAGTCCGGCAGCTGATCCTCCGACTGACAGGCGACGCCCGCACATCGAACGCGGTAGTGAACCTGGTCCGTGGCCGAGCCGAACTCATCGCTGATCAGTCACGCCGCGGTATCCGCCGGGTGTTGACGTTGGCCCAGGAGTCCGGTGTCACTCAGCAGTCGGCGTTGCGGCGTCTTTTCAAGGAGTGGGAGGGGTCCCGGTCGCAGCGCACCGCGTTGCAGGAGGCGTTGACGTCGACAGCGTCAGTGCAGCATCAAGCCGCGTCGCATGCGGCGGCGGAGTCGGGACTGCTGGTGGAACACGTGTGGGGCACCGTCGGCGACGACCGGGTACGCCGCACGCATAGCTTGGCGAACGGTCAGCGGCAGCCGGTCGGGTCGCCATTCATCGTCGGCGGCGCATACCTGCAGCATCCCCGCGACCCCGCCGGCCCAGCCGGGGAAGTCATCAACTGCCGATGCTCCGAGACCTACCGTCGGAAGCACAAACCGCGTCGCAGACGCAGGAGGTAGCGCATCCGCCACAAGAGTGTGTATCCTGTCAGACGCGATAGGGACACCGCGCACAGTCGACTGGTGAGAGGTCATGGAGCGCAAGAGCTTCGATAGTCCCTTCGAGATCAAACAGGACGGCGAAGGCAAGGTCCGTGCCGTCATCTCCGTGTTCAACGTCGTTGACTCCCACGGCGACGTCACCGTCCCGGGCTGCTTCCCCGACGGCAAAGAGGTCGACATCCTCTGGCAGCATGACCGCTGGGAGCTCCCCGTCGGACAGGGCGTCATCTCCCAGGACGACGAGAAGGCCTACATCGACGGCCAGTTCTTCCTCGAGACGACCCGCGGCCACGACGCGTTCATGGTCGTCAAGTCCAACGGGAACCGCCGCGAGTGGTCCTACGCCTACGACGTCAACGAGTCACACGAAGGGCCGTTCTCCGAGTCTGATCAGCGTGTCGTGCGGTTCCTTGACGACCTCGACGTGTTCGAAGCGTCCCCGGTGCTGATCGGCTCCAACCGCCAGACCGAAACGCTGCTCGCCAAAGACGGCCTCCCAGCTGACGCGATTGTCATCGCGCCGTCAATGAAGTTCGCTGACCATGCAGACGCGGCGTTGGCTGCGGCTCTCGGTTTCACAGAACGCGTTGAGGCGCTACAGTCTCTGCGTTCTGCCGACGGCCGGAAGCTCTCCGCCACGCATCTGCAGACAGTCGATGATCTGATCGTCCGCCTGACGGCGATCAAGACCGCACCCGCCCCGCAGGAAGACCCTCATGCGGCGGGTGAAGTGGTCCAGGCGCTTGCTGCCGCGGCCACGGCCAGAGCCCGACTCACGGGCATGAACGCAAGCTGACCACATGGAAGGATGACAATGCCTGCCCTCAAGACTGAGGATGTCGCCCAGAAGGGCAAGACCGACGTCCAGAAGATGATGCAGGAACGCCTCGACCTCGTCGAAGGCGCCACCAAGGACATCGGAGACGACTGGTCTCAGATCGACAGAGAGACCGGCGAGAAACTCCGCACCGCGAACGAAGACCTCGCGATCCTCGGCGAACGCTTCGACGAGATCCAGGAAGCCGAAGGCTGGAAGGACCGGGCGACGAAGCTCTCCGAGTTCCTGAACAAGCCGATCGGTGAACTCCCCCTCGACGGCGGCCAGAAGCCCAAGCAGGGGCGTGAACCGACCGACTTCGGGTACCTGTTCGCCAACTCCGACGCTGTGAAGGCGTTCAACGAGACCGGCCAGAAGGGCATCGATGTCGAGATCCCCACCGAGCGGTTCGGTTTCGACCTGTTCGGTGTCAAGGAACCGAATCCGCATGGGATGAAGGCCACGCTCGGTACCGACGACTCGCTGTCCGACGTGGACACTCAGTACGCGCCGCAGGCGATCCGTCTCCCCGGCGTTGTGGAGACCCTGTATCAGACTCCGAACATCTCGGACCTGTTCCCGCAGGGTTCAACGACTCAGAACGCGATCCCGTACATGGTGGAGACCGTCTCTGATACCGGCGCCGCCGAGGTCGCTGAGGGCGCAGCCGCGTCCGAGGCGAGCATCGACTTCGCTGAGTCGTCCGCCGCGGTCCGCAAGATCGCTGTCGGTCTTCCCGTCACCGAGGAAGGGTTCGCCGACGCACCGTTCCTGCGGTCGTATGTGAATGCCCGCCTCGGGGACTTCCTGAGCCTCCGAGAGGACAGCCAGCTCCTCAACGGCGACGGATCCGCCCCCAACTTGGAGGGCATCCTGAACGTGACGGGCATCTCGGATCAGGCTGAGGGATCAGACGATCTCGAGGCCGCCGCGTACAAGGCGATGACTCAGGTCCGTGAGGCGTTCATGGAGCCGTCGGCTGTAGTGATGGCCGCAGCGACCTGGCAGACGATCCGCCTCCGCACCACCACTGACGGTGTCTACATCTTCGGGTCTCCCGCTGATGCCGGCCCGCAGCGACTGTGGGGCGTCCCGGTGGTCGTGAACCAGAACATGCCTGCCCACTCGACCGGCAACACGTCGGTGCTGGTGGGTGCGTTCGCTACTGGCGGGATGATCTTCCGTCGGCAGAGCATCAGCCTGGCGATCACCGACTCGGACGGGTCGAACTTCCTCGCTGGCATCCTGACCGTCAAGGCCACGATGCGTGAGGCGTTCCCCGTGTTCCGTCCGGCAGCGTTCTGCACCGTCACCGCTGCGTAAGCGGAGAGAGGTACCACTATGACTACTCCGCAGGCCGCAGGCCGAGGCACCCCGATCCGCGTCGCGGGTGCCCCGGTTGACGGCACCGACGAAGTCCAGACGCTGACCGTCTCCGGTTCACCGACCGGCGGGACGTTCACGCTCGGGTTCGGTTCGTATGAGACCGCAGCGATCGCGTATGACGCTGCCGCCTCCGCGGTGCAGACCGCGCTACGTGCGATCAACCCGCTGACGACTGACGGCGTGTCCGTCACCGGATCAGCGGGGGGCCCGTGGACGGTGACGTTCGACGGCACGAACACGAAGAAGCGGGCGATGCCGATCCTGACGCTCTCCGACAACTCCCTCACCGGCGGATCGTCGCCGAGTGTGGGGATCGTGGAGACGACTCCGGGTGTGACCGCGACGGGACGCAACTCCCCGACCGGCGCCCGGGCGATCGACACCACGAACGGTGACCTGTACGAGAACGAAGGTTCTCCTGGTGCCCCGACGTGGAACGAGATCGGCGCAGTCGACGCAGACGAGATCGCCGCTGACGCGGTGACCGAGCAGAAGCTGCTCATCTCGCTGCCCGTCCCGATCCCGATCCGTGAGACGATCGCCGTACGCGGCGGCATCAACTCCGACGGCGTCCAGGTCGGACTCATCACCGAGGGTGATCCCTCCGACGTGACGCAGGAGGACAACTCCGCGGCCACGTTCGTCGACGAGACCGCCGACGCCGCGTCAGCTGGCGCCGACGACGTCGCAGTACCGGACCCGTTCGACACGAACGACGCCCTGTACGTCGGCTACGCGTCGAAGTTCTTCGGTCTGAACATCACGATCGGCACCCAAGGCGTCGGAGACGACGTCACCGGTGAAACCGTGTGGGAATACTGGGACGGCGACTCGTGGGAGGCGCTGACCGAGATCATCGACGATTCGGCTGCCGGTGAAGGCGCAGCAGCGGCTCATATTCTGAGCTTCCTGCCCCCCGCCGACTGGGCGACCACGACCGTGGATGGTGGGCCTTCGGCCTATTTCATCCGCCTGCGGGCCACCGCCGACGACGTGTTTAACACGACCCAAGCCGTGTGGAGCAAGATCGCGGTGCTGCCCCTCGACTCAGGGCAGGGTCTGGTGATCCCGTTCGACGGGACACTCGAAGCCGTGGACCTCTCAGCGTTGACCGCCTCAGCGACGAACAACGACACCGAGTTCCTGTTCGTCAACGTGACGCAAGGCACCTTCGCGCAGGTGACGTGGACAGGCGGCGACGCCTTCGACCGTGTCCCCGGCCTGTCGTTGGCGTTCACTGAGGAC